TAACTTTGATTTTCATTGTTATATCTCCTCTTGAACAGTAAATTTATCGTTAATTGATACATATCCAGTCACATTACATAAGATGCTATCAACATGAAAAGTCACAAAACAGTTGCGCTCAACATCATTTGAATAGAATCTTTTATTACCTGATAACTTGGGGTTATCCCAAGCCCATTGGATAAGTTCAGGTAAATTCATTTCTTTTTCAATTTTGATTTTCATTGTTTCCGCCCTTTTAAAATAAAGTTAGTTGCTTCTGTTCCTCATATTCCAAATCATGTTGCTTTATATATGTTTCAAGCTCTTCGGCTGTATCAAATGTCTTTTTCACGCCTTGCCAACCTGGTACGATATGCCCATGAAAGTAATAAGTGTCATTTACTACATGGATATGTGCCACTCGCTCGTTATCCTGATACAGATATCTCTTAGAGCCGAAAAATCGGCTTAAGTATTCTTTGCGTGCGCTATCTGTCATTGTCATCACTCCCACAAGTCAAACACTCTATCGACGTAAAACTTCGCCTTTGCTAAATCCTCATGACCATTCTTTAACGGTGCTCTAGACAAGTATTTGATTGCATTACCTATTGCGAATGCTAATTGTGGTGGATACTGTGCCGTAACTTGTTCGATGAAATCTATAATTTCAATGTCGCCGTATGTGTAATGCGCAGGTTGTTTAACATTGTCTTGTGTTTCATTCATATCTACTTTTCTGTTACTGATTATGCTCATTATGCTTCACTCCATTTCTTGAACATTTGGTTATAAGTGACATCGAACCAGTACGGATCACGTGAATGTTTTTGAGGCGTTCCATCATAAAGCCATGGTCTCAATCTTCTCTTTCTTTCTTCTTCATATTCCGCTCTCACATTTCGTTGGTATAGGTTCAAAATCGCTTTTTTTCTGATTTTTTCTCTCTCTTTTTCTTCATCTTTTATTTGACTCTTCATATATTCAACTTCATCTTTAGATTTTGAGTCTTTTCTTCCACACAATAATTCATCGCCGCGCATTTTATGTTTGTATCTGTATCTAAGAAGTTCTGGAGATATATGATATTTTTCTGAAACTTCTCTCAATGTCATTAGTTTTCCTTTGATACGCACTCTTATAACTTTTCTTCTAGCCATCATTCCACCTCTAAATCTAAAACCTTGATATTTATAACGTTATATTTTAATAGTTCACCTGGATTATTAAATAAATAGTCCGCCAAATCTCTTTTTCTTTATCAATCTGATTGTAATTAACACTTTCGACTTCTGTAGGAATTCTAATGTCAACAGAAGCATTGATATAAGCTTGATGTTGCATTCAATCACACTCCTAATCCTTCATATAAAACGGAGAAGTAAACCCGTCACTATTCAAATTCAATCCTTTTGCCCAATCAACAGGCTTATTCATGATAGTTTCGATTTCCTTAAGTCCATTTGAACCTCTAGGTATTTCTACAATTACTTCATCATGGACATGTCCAACTATTTTAAAACCTGATGCTTCAAGCCTTGCTATAGAAATCGCAAGTAAATCCCTTGCAGTTGCTTGAACAATATTCTCGACTAACTTCCCACCATACGTTTTTAACTTTGACCATTTACGGTTAAGATCTAAGCCCATAAATTCAACAACTTGACTACCCCAACTATTTTCACCAACTGAAGCTTTCGGATAAGCTAAAGCTCTTCCACTAGGCAATTCAATCATTAGAAAACCTTTTTTCATGTAAAATCTAAGTCCATGTGTATGGTGCGTCTTTCGAGATTTTACAGTATTAATTGCAGCCTCTTGGCAAGCCTTCCAAAAATTAACTATGTTAGGATTTGCGTTACGCCAACTATCAACTAAACCTTGTAATTCATTTTCTTCAATGCCCATTTCCAATGCACCCATCGCTTTTAAAGCTCCGGCGCCACCTTGATAACCTAAAGCTAATTCGGACACTTTTCCTTTTTGTCTGAGAGGGTCGCCTTTAGTTATGCTTTCTACCGGGACATTAAACATTTGAGAAGCCGACGCTTCATATATCTTTCCGTGTGTGTTGAACACATCTAAACGCCATTGTTCTTTTGCATACCATGCTATGACTCTTGCCTCTATTGCAGAAAAATCACTTACTGCTAGTTCATTACCTTCTTCAGCAGTAAATGTCGTCCTAACTAATTGACTTAATAAGTCTTGAGGATGAACATTGAGTAATAAATCTAAATCGTCAAAACGTTGTTCTTTAATAAGATCTCTTGCTATTTCTAATTCAGTATCTGAAATATAATGCTTTGTTAAATTCTGAAGTTGTACACCTCTACCTGCCCATCTTCCAGTACCGGCACCGTAAAATTGAAACAGACCTCTTACCCGTTCATCACTGCACATCATGTCATGCATTTTGTTATATTTTTTCACACTGGTTTTAGACATTTGCAATCTAATTTCTAGCATTTTTTTAGCTTTTCCTGTGGCTTCTTTTAAGTAATCCTGAACCGTTTTCTTTTGTAGATTAGGTATATCTAATCCTTGTTCATCCTTTAACCAAGCCAATAACTGTGTAGGACTATTAGGATTTTCTAAACCTGTTATATGTTTTGCTTGTTTAAGCAATTCTTCTTTACTCTGCTTATCAAGCACATTAGCACCTAACATCAATGATTTAGAAAGCTTAATACCTCTATCATTTATATGTTGGTCAAAAACCCAATATGCTTGTTCAATTTCAGTTACTGGAAAATCTTTAATTTTATTAGCAATCGTCATTTCTACTTCAACATCTCTTACACAATAATCAATAAATTGTTGCCATTTCTCAGGGTCGTGCTCAGGTAGATTTCTTGTTCTACCACCATTAACTTTTGTTGGTTTACATGGCATAGAAAAATAACGGATTAAATTTTTACCTGCTTTATCTTTTTGATTTTGTAACCTTAAAACTTCTCCGACTTTATCAAGTGAAGCAGGTAAGCCAATACGCATTGAATTAACCATTGTGCAAATCCATTCTTCAGGTGGCATCTGTTTATTAAAATGTTTAGCAAGACAAGTTCTTTCGAAATTAGCATTGAATGCATACTTTTTTACAGCAGGGTCAAATAGAGCAATTTTAAACGTCTCATAATCAGCGTGGAAAGGCTCATTATCTACTTTAGTCATGTCAATCGCACTAATCGGTCCACCATCTATTGAATAAGCTATAATTAAGATTTCGAAATCTTCAGCTTCTGTGTATTTATAGACACCACATTTCGAAATATCGTTACTGCTATATGTTTCAATATCTATATTCATAAATTTCAAATTCTTGACACCTCAATTTCTTTAAAATTAAAGTGGGGCTAAAAACCCCACCTATTGACTTATAAGAAATCCTCATCATCAGTGTCTAATTCATCGAAATCATCTTCTGCTGCACTTGCACCGCCAAGAGGTTCGCCTTTTTCTACAAGTTGAATGTTGTTGAGCCCTGCTGCAATTCCTTTATTTCCATTTACGTTATAACCATAGAAATTGATTACAGCTCTGATATAGTCTCCGCTAACAACTGAACCAGGTTCGTTCAAACGAACCATGGCAGGACTAACTACACCTGGTGCATTTTGACTTGTAGCATTAATAAAATACGCATTTTCATAATTCGGATCATCTTCACGATCAATGTCTCCATCACGTAATGGTGTTTTCAAGTTATTAGGTATCTTGCCGTTCCATTTACCTTTAAATGCTTCTTTTGCATTCTCAATTGCTTTTTCGATAATCTCGACCATTTGGGTGTCTTCTTTAGGAATAATAAGTGAAACCGAATATTTTTTTGGTGTGCTTTCATCCATACTGTGCGGTTCAAAAATATGTGCATATGATGCTCTTACTTTTCCTGTAATCACTTTAGTTTCATTTTTTAATTGTGCTTTCATGTTTATATACCGTCCTTTTTAATTTTTTATAGTTCGTCAAAATCATCTTCGGCAGATGACTTTATAGCTGGCCTTTTATCTGACTCAGTAGCAAGTGTTAATTTACCTTGCGGCTTTTCTATAAAGCCTTCTGCAATTTTAGAAAATGCTTTTTTGCCGATTAATTTTTCTAAATTCGTAATGCTAAGTAACTTGGTTTCTGTAATATCTTCAGGTTTATAACCCGCTTCAACTAACCTGTCTCGGACTGCTTTTGTATCAGTTATCACTCTCCTTGAACGTCCCGTGACTAGCTTCCAACCTGGATACGTTTTATCATTCTCTTTCGCTTGTTCTAACGCATATTTCTCTACTTCATCAGCCCATTTTTTGATGTCAGGCAGTTTATATAAAAGTTCTGCAATCTCTTCATCACTCAACAAATGTGGTGGCTTTTGAGGCACATTTTGCATGTATTCTGCACGTGTTCT